ACTGTTGAAATCGGTTTTGATTTATCAAGTCTTGGTGGACCATTTTTTACTTTAGACGATTCTGTTCAAGGTGTTTTAGATAACACAGAATTTACTTTAGGTGGAACTTTGTTTTATGATATTTCACAATTTCTTTTAGGTGTTCAAGTTAATCGTGGTAAAAGCCGTGAATTAGATCGTTATAACGCAGGACAATCAAATGTGTTATTAGATAATCGTGCAAGAACTTTTGATCCTCTTTACCCATCAAGTCCTTATGCTGGTCAAATTGTTCCTCACAGAGAAATAAGAATTAAATCAAATGGTTCAGCAGTTTTTTATGGAGTAATTGATGATTGGAATTTAGATTATTCACCAACAGGTGATAATACTGCAACAGCAATTTCTTCTGATGGATTTACTCTTTTAGCAACACAATCTTTAAGTGCTCACACAGCAACTTCTCAACTAACTGGTGCAAGAATTAATGCTGTTTTAGATCGCCCTGAAGTTAATTGGCCAATTAGTTCTCGAATTGTTGATTCAGGTCAAGCGTCTTTGCAAGCAGATGTTGTTGATGAGGGAATAAACGTTTTAGAATATTTACAAATAATTGAAAAATCTGAACCAGGTTCTGTTTTTATAGGTAAAGACGGATATTTTAATTTTCAGCAAAGAACTCAAGATATTTCTTCTACAGCCGTTAAAACTTTTGCTGATGATGGAACTGGTATTAGTTTTAATAATTTACAAGTTGTTTATGGTTCAGAACAGTTATACAACAGAATTGTTGTTACTCGAGTTAACGGAACAGCACAAATTGTTGATGATACTGATTCACAAAATCAATATGGAATTTCAAGTTTAGATCAAGATAATTTACTTTTAGCGTCTGATACTGATTCGTTATTATTAGCAAATTTTCTTTTAAGCAGATATTCTGAACCTGAATATAGATTTGAAGCCTTAGAAATTGAATTAGCAAACCTTAATACTGCTCAACAAAATGAGGTTTTAAGTCTCGAATTAACAGACGTTGTGAGGGTTAAATTCACCCCAAATGGCATAGGATCGGCAATCGATCAATATGCTTTAATAACTGGAATCCAACATAGAACAAATTCCATCTCACATTCAGTTATAATAGGATTAAGCACTTTAGACTATGCTAATTTTATCCTTGATGATTCTGTATTTGGAATCTTGGATACAAGTCGTTTAGGTTTTTAAAAGGAGTTTTGATGGGTTCAGGTTATAAAACCTTTACAGCAGGCGCTGTATTGACGGCAAGTGATGTTCAAAATTATTTGCAAGATCAATCAGTTATGGTTTTTGGTGGAACAGCGGCTAGAAGTTCTGCAATCGGTACAGCAAATTTTGAAGAAGGTATGCTTACTTATTTAACTGATGTTGATAAGTTACAAGTTTATACAGGTGCAACTTTTGCAGATGTTTATCCACCTGCTACAAGTAATCAGGGCCTCACCTTAATTAATACCACTGCTTTTAGTGCAGTAAGTTCTATATCTTTACCTGCTAATACTTTTACTTCAACTTATACTAATTACAGAATTATTTATGTTGCAGAAGTTAATAGCGTTGGTCAATTGACAATGAGATTAAGGGCAGCAGGCTCAGACAATACAACTTCAAATTATTCATTTCAAAATTATGCAGCCCAGGCTGCTGGAGTTACTGCTGGTCGTGCAACTGGTCAGACTTCGTGGGAAGTTGTTTATCAACAATCTTATGATGTTCCACTTGTTTTGGATTTGTTTAGACCTCAAGCAACAGCAAAAACATTATTTTTATCTCAAAATATGAAAGACCCATATAATCTTGGTGCTGCTATGGCTATCGGACAAGTTGGTGGTGGCTTTAATGCAACCACTTCTTTTGATAGTGCAACTTTTATCCCAAGCGCAGGAACAATTACTGGTACAGTTTTTGCCTACGCATATAATATTTAAGGAATATGACAATGGCTAAATCTAAAGAAGAAACAATTTTAGTGCAAGATGGAGACACAGTTATTGAATTAACTGGTAGAGATAAAGAAGTCTTTATCGCTGACAGAGAAGCAACAGCAGAAGCAAAAGCACTACTCGAAGCCGAGTACCAAGCAAAAAAAGAATTAAGAACTAACGCGATCACAAAACTTGGTCAAGCATCTGGATTAACTGAAGAAGAAATAAACGCAATTTTAGGTTTATAGTACATGTAACGATTCTTGCGCTTTAGTTGCAGGAGAAAAAATGCGTTACAAATTAATTGCATTAACAACAACTTGCGCGTTAATAACAACACCAGCAATAGCATTTACAGAACCATTTCCCGGAAGTTATCGCGAAACACGTGACATAACTTGTCCTGCACAATACCCAATTAAAACAGGTGAGGGTGTAATGGGTGGCGGATATATAACAACTTGTTGGACACAACAAGCATGGTCATTACAAATGGCAGGTGGTGATGATTGGGATCGTTGGTTAAACGGCACATATACGCCAGCACCAACACCAACACCAACAATTACGATTACGCCTGAACCGGTTGTAATTGAGCGCGTTGTTGAACGTGTAGTTTCAGGTGGTACACAAATTGTTGTACAAGAAGTTGTTCCAAAACCTGACTTAACAACAAAGAAAAAAATTCGTGATCATTTAAAAAAGTTAAAAAAAGAAATACGATCACTTGAACAAAAATTAAAAACTAAGTCAATTAAATGAGTGAAGTTCCTTGGTTTACGATTCAAGAAATTTTAGACGCTTATAAAAAAAGGTTTATAGTTCTTGGTCATAAAAAGCAATTGTGGTCAACGGATAGTCATTTAATTAATAGATTAAATAAATTTGCTCACCCACAGTTTGCAACAATCGAGGATTTAGAAAATGCTGTGATGATGTCACCTGCGCAATCAACTCGTAAAGCGAATATTAATCGTTACAAAATGATTTATCGACATTTATTTTATTTAAAACTTATTCCTGAGCGGGAATCTCCAGCAGAAAAATTACCTAAGTTACGTAAACCAAAATCAATGCCTCGACCTTTTACCCATAACGAAGTTGCTTTAATTATGAGAGAAGCCAAAGAACCTCAAAAACATTGGTTTATGTTGTCTTGTTTTGCAGGTTTTAGGGCAGCAGAAATTGCTTTGTGTTCTGGTGCTGATTTAGAAGAAATTGAAGATGGTTTTATGATTCGTATTCCTGCAGGTAAAGGGGGAACTGATTTAGCATTACCGGCGCACCCACAAATTGTTGAAATGATTCGATCTTATAAAACACTTGGAAGATTATGGCCAACAATGAAAGCACACTCTTTATCAACTGCAGCATGTAAAGAGTTAAGACGAATTGGGGTAAACAAAAAATTGCATTCCGGTAGACATTATTTTGCTACAAATTGTTATGCTGTTTCAGGTGGGGATATTCTTGCTGTATCAAAACTTATGAGACATGCCTCACCCTCAACAACGGCAATTTATGCTGAATTAGCATCTCCTGTAGCAAAAAAAGTTATAAACAATATGAGAATTCCAGAGTAGAATAAACACAACGAAAGGTTATTTTATGAACGCAAAAATTATTAAAGATGTTGTTTTTCGATCGATTGCTTTATTTTTAGTTACAGCACTTCCAGCAATTGGTGCTGGTTCTTTTATTGGTGTTGAACCAATTAATTCTGCTGTTATTGCTGGAGCATTGGCAGTTAGCCGTATTGTTACCGATCTCGCTAAAGCCTTTCTTGATGATGGAAAGTTAACTCAAGAAGAAGTTGATGCAATATTTAAAAAAGCAAATAAGAAAGAAGAATCAAAATAAATGGGTTTACCAATTGTTAATGGCAAAATTACAACTGCGTATAAAAAACTTGGCAAAATGTGGAGCAAGGGTTATCACACCGGTATTGATTTTGCTGTACCTCAAGGTACTAATATTGTTGCTGTTGCTGATGGAAAAGTTGCTAATGCTAATTGGGGTAAATCCTACGGAACTCAAATTGTACAAAAAATTGAAGATCAAAATATTTGGGTTATTTATGCACATCTTTCTAAATCATTGGTTAAACCTGGAGACGAAATCAAAAAAGGGCAACATATAGGAGAGTCTGGTAATACAGGTAATTCTTCTGGTCCTCATTTGCATTTTGAAGCAAGGAATAATATTCGTTGGTCTGCTGGTCAAGATGTCGATCCTAAAGGAATATTGGAAGCATAATTGAATAAGCGCGCCAAACTGCGCTTACTTTTAGTTTTTATT